TGGGCAACCCTGCGTGCTACACTCCCAGCCAATCGCAGACCGCACGCTCACCGCGTGAGCAACCCGAACGGACGGGCCGCCTGGCGTGGGCGGCCCATCTCCTGCGGAGGCGATCGATGGAGATGACGGTCGCCGCGATCGGGCACTTCAGCTCTTCCCATCAGGTCAAAGGGCATGCTCGGTGCGGTCGTTTGCATGGCCATCGCTGGACCGTCGAGGTGACAATCCGGGCGGGCATGGACCCGACGATCGGGTTCGCTCCAGGCGGCGACATCCTCATGGATGCAGTCCGTGATCTATGCCAGGAGCTGGATCACGATGATCTTGCCACGATGCTGCCCGGAAGTCCGGCGACCCCAGAGGGTGTGGCCTATGCCTTCCGTGAGCGACTGGCCATGACCTTCGCAATCGACCAGATACAGGTCACCATGGATGATGAGCTGACGGTGACGTTGCGTTGAACCCGGTCTATCTGAGCGTCCCCATCGGGGAGCTGACCCCGAACCCCTGGAACCCGAACGAGATGGACGACGAGCTGTACCGCAAGGCGCGGACGTCGATCCGGAAGTTCGGGTTCATCGATCCGATCACCGTGCGTGAGTTCCAGGATCCGATGTGGCAGATCATCGACGGCGAGCAACGCTGGCGAGCCGCCCAGGACGAGGGCCTTGAAGAGGTCGACATCGCCAACCTGGGGGTCGTCGACGACGCGACCGCCGAACAGCTGACGATCATCTTCAACGAGCTACACGGTGTCTACGACCCGAAGAAGATGGGCGTCTTGCTGACGCAGCTCGTCATCTCCGAGCCATTACCGGAGCTGCTCGAAGTCCTGCCCTTCGACAAGGCGATCGGTCTGGCCCGGGAAGATGGACTGAATGACTGGCAGGCCCTTCAGCGGTTCGCTAGTGATTGGATGGACAGGTGAGTCGCGCGATCCACGACTACGAGCTTCTCGAACGCGAATACATCCAGGGCGACATCAGCATCCGTGAGCTGACGGCGAAGCACGGCATCAAGTCGTTCTCAGCGGTCAACGTCCAGAAGCAGAAGCGCGACTGGGATCGCAAGCGGGCCGATTACCGTGAGTTGGTCGCGGCCGGTGAGATCGAGACGCTGGTCATGGCGCGCATGAAGACCATCGCCGAGATCCACGATGAGCTGCTGTACGCTGTGCGGGCGGCGATCCGACGCTTCATCGCCGATCTGGCGCGTGAGAACGACCCGCAGTCCGTGTCGGCGCGGGACGTCATGGGCCTGATCGATAAGTTCCTGCTGCTGACCGGCCAGCCGACCGCCAGGACGGAGACGAAGAGCCTTGACGTTCACGACTTTGGTGGACTCCTCCGAGGAGCGCCCGAGCCACTACTTGCAGAACTTGCAGAGCTGGCTAAGCAAAACGGAGCTGGAGCAAGGTCAGTGGGACGCGGTCCTCTCGTCGTCCTTGAGGGAACTCGCGTCTCGTAAGACCCTCGAAGGGCTGATCGCCTACGGCGAGTACGTCTTCGGCTACAACTGCGCCGAGCATCACCGAGAGATGCTCGGCAGTTTGTTGGATGCGGTCGCGAAAGCAGGCACGGACGATGCCGAGAACGTGGTCGTCCTGGAGCCGCGCGGGCACGCGAAGACGACGTGGGGCAATACGATCTTCCTGTGCTGGTTGATCGCCCAGTTCCCGCACCTGCGGATCGGCCTGCTTTCGAACACCGGCAAGCAGGCGTATGACTTCAGTCGGGCCATCCGCTGGACCTATGAGAACAACCCGCGACACCGAGAGATCTTCGGGGACTGCGTCTCGACCTCGAAGTGGACGGACGCCGAGTGGCTCCACAAGGACAGCCCCTGGCACGGCTCGAAGGACGTCACCCTCTTTGCGGCTGGCGCGGGCGGCGCGATCGTCAGCAAGCGCTTCGACATCATCCTCGCGGACGACATCCTCGACGAGGAGAACACGCAGTCACCCGAACAGCGCGAGGCGGTCAACACCTGGTGGCAGAAGTCGGTCCGGCCCTGCCTGACGCCGGAGGGCGTGATGGTCGTGCTCGGGACCCGTTGGGCGTCCGAGGATCTCTATGAGACCCTTACCAGCGAAGGTCCGGAGGGTGAGGCCCCGGAGTTCCGGCTCACGATCCGCAGGGCGATCAACTTGGACGCGGATCACAACGAGGTCGCGCTCTGGCCGGAGATCTGGTCGCTGACCAAGTTGCACAAGGAGCGTCGGGCGATGGGCACGGCGCTCTTCAGCTGCGCCTATCAGAACGATGTGACTGGCTTGATGGAGGGCAACGTCTTCCTGAAGGCCAACTTCCAGTATTACGACAAGCTCGATCCCGAGAAGCTTTACACGGTCAGGATGGGGATCGACCTGGCGTCGTCAGTCAGGGAGACCGCGGACTTCACCGCCAGAGCGACCACGGCGGAAGACGAGGATGGTAACTTCTACGTCATCTCCGTCTACCGTGATCGCCGAGAGACCGGCCATGCAGAGTTCGTCAATGACGGGTTCATGGCCGCACCGAACGTGAGTCTTGTGATCTGCGAGAACAACCAGTTCCAGTCGACGCTCGTGCAGGAGATCATGCACGACTACCCGAGGATCCCGATCGAGGGCAAGAAGTCGGACGTCGACAAGAAGACCCGAGCCCGGGCGGTGGCGGCCAAGTACGAGGGGCACAAGGTGTACCACCACCGATCGCTCAAGGGCGGCGAGTTCGAGGAAGAGCTGCTCTCGTTCGACCGGGGCCACGACGACATGGTCGACGCGCTTGGCTTCAGCATGGATCTCGGCGGCGACCAGTTCTACTTCACCTCGGTCCGGAGGTAGGGATGCAGAAGCTGCTGTTCCGCGACGGAGAGCGAGAGGTCCCAGATCATCTGGCGGACCTCATGGAGTCCTTCGAGACGCGCGCGATGACCTATGACCAGGCCGTCGAGCGGGCTAACTGGAAGATGACCAACGACTACCTCAACAAAGCGCAGTCATCGATCGTCCAGGGCCATCTCACCGAACACCGAGGTGGTTGATGGGCGCTGTCGCTGATCTGATCGCCCGAGCGGCCGGGCGACGGGCTGAAGAGAAGACCGTCCCGACGAACTCCGCCGTCGCCTACGGTGACTCCGGACGGGTCGGCAAGGCGAACGTCAGGCTCTTCCGGCATTGGTCCGAGCATTCGGAGCTGGTGCGGGGCGCGATCGACATCAGGCGTGGTCAGGTAGCGGTCGCGGAGTGGGACATCCTGCCATACGACCCAGAGCTGCCGTACTCCACAGCGTTGGTCACGAAGATCAAGCGCGTGTTTGATACGCCGAACCCGGCCCGTAACAGCTTCCGCAACTTCACGGAACCGGTCGTCGAGGACGTGCTCGTCCTAGATGCAGGCTCGATCGAGAAAGTTCGCAACCTGCGTGGCGAGATCGCCGAGCTGTGGTACGTCGATGGTGGGTCGGTCCGAGTCGCCAAGTATTGGGACGGCGAGGACGAGGTGCCGCGGTACTTCTGGTATCCGGACGGCCAGGTCCGTGCGCAGTGGTACAACCGCGACTTCGTTTACATCATGTCGCGACCGGGCACGCACCGTGTCGTCGGGCTCTCCACCATGGAGATCCTCAAGATGACCATCGACGCGGAGCTGGGCGCCAGCGCCTACAACACGCGCCAGGTGGTCTCCGCCGTCCCGGACGGCATGCTCGATCTCGGCGAGGGCGTCCGGCCCGACCAGGTCGAGAAGTTCAAGAGCTACTGGCTCTCCGAGGTTCTCGGGAAGAGCACCATGGCCATCCTCGGCGGAGGCCGGGGATCCAAGTTCGTACCATTCCGCCAGTCGAACCGCGACATGCAGTTCATCGAGTGGCAGGGGTGGCTCCTGCGGAAGACCGCGCTCGTCTTTGGGCTCGCTCCGCAGGATCTCAATGCGTTCGCAGACGTGAACCGGGCGACAGCAGGCGTCGCGCAGGAGAACACAGATGACAGGGGCCTTCGGCCGCTGCTGGGTCTCGTGCAGGACTACTACACCCGGGAGATCGTCTGGGATGAGGGCTTCGGCGGCCCGGCGAACAACCTCGCCTTCCGGTTCACGAAACTGAACCAGCGCGAGACGCTCGATGCGGCGAAGGTACAGAACACCCAGCTCGCGGGTCTTCCTACCAGAACGCCGAACGAGCTGCGCAAGCAGGATGGGTTGGAGCCCTGGGGGCCACAGTTCGATCAGCCCATGATCGTGACGCCGACTGGCGTCGTCGTGCTTTCGGACGTCCCGACCGCTCGGGAAGTCATCGAAGCGAAGCAGAAGCCCGACCCCCAGGCTGGGGCGCCCGCAGGGGCTAACTCGAAGCCTGGCTCGAAGGGCGAAAGGGACAACTGATGGCCGCAACACTGACCGTTCGTGTTTACACGAGCACGAACGCAGGAACTGAGTCGGGTAGCCAGACCGGCATCGACTTCATCAGCGCCGACAACGCGACGAACACGATCGGTAACCGAACGTCGTTCCCGATCGATGTCGGCACCAACAGCTACGAGAAGTGGCTGAAGCTGAAGGTCGATGCCGCTCCGGCCAACGGTGTGACCAACTTCAAGATCTGGGGCGATGGCGCAGTCCAGACCTCCACGACCTTGAACTGGACCGGGCAGTACATCACGGGCGTGACACCCGTGGCGACCGCCTCGTCCAAGGCCAACACGACCTTCAACAACTTCACCTCGGGCAACAAGGGCACCTGGGACACCCACTCGTATACGGCGACGAATGCGACGACGGAGTACAGCGTGTTCCAGCTCGTGGTGGACGCGACCTGTGGCCCGGGCAACTGGACCCAGGAGACGATCAGTTATGGCTATGATGAGACATGATCTGAGTGTTGCTTAGCTCCTACGACGAAACGTAAGCCATGAGCCTGGTTGTTCTCTGCCCATCACGGAACAATCCGACCGCGTTGATCGAGGCGGCGACGTCCTTCGCCGCCACGGTCACCGGTCCGAGCACGTTCTTCATCGGGGTCGTCGACTACGACGATCCGAAGCTCGCGGAGTACATCACCCGGTCTACTGCTGCTGGGATCCTGCTCATGCAGGTTCCCGAGGGCGAGGCGGGTTCGATGAACGCCGCCATGAACTGGGCCGCTGCCTCATGGGCTCAGGAGGCCGACGTCGTCGGCTTCATCGGAGACGACCACCGGTTCCGGACCAAGGGCTGGGACCGGGCCATCGAGATGGTGTTGGACGGCCAGGGCGGCGGGTTCGCCTACGCCGACGATCTCGGACAGCGAGAGAACCTGCCGACGCAGGTTTTCATCTCTGCCAAGATCGTTCGGGCGCTAGGTTGGATGGGCCTGCCTGGCGCCCGTCATCTCTATCTCGACGATACCTGGAAGCGCCTCGGGGATGGGGCGGGCTGCCTCTACTACATCCCGGACATCGTGATCGAGCACATGCACCCGGCCTTCGGCAAGGGAGCATGGGACGAGAACCACGTCCGGGTGAACTCGCAGGAGATGTACAGCCACGATGCGAAGATCTACGCCGACTGGGTAGAGCACCGATCGACCGAGGACATCGAGATTGTCCGATCCGCCGTTGGCTGACTCGCTCAGGGAGATATGGGTCGACTCTGGGATCGACTATCCGAACGAGATCCCCTACACGCACATCACCGCGGCGCTTGTCGTTTGGAACGAAGAGCGGCGGATCGGCCCGCTGTTGGATTACCTTCGTCCATTCTTCGCGACGTTGGGGGTCGTCGTCCAGGAGTCGTCGGACAATACTGAGCGGGTCGTCCGTGAGTATGCCGACATCATCGTCCAGGACCAGCACCGTGGCTACGGAGACGCCTCGTTCGGACCGCGACTCCTGCCACATATCAGAACGCCGTGGACGCTCAAGATCGACGCTGATGAATGGCCGAACGAAGAGCTGCTTCGGTCGCTGAGTTCAGCGACCTGGTACGCCGAGCACCATCAGCTCGACGGGATCTGGGTCTCGTTCCGGAGTGCGGTCGATGGCATCGAATACACCGAGCAGCATGGGCACCTTCGCCTGTTCAAGACACACGTCGGATGGCCCAGCTCGCTCCATTCACGGCCGATGATCGAGAACACGGCCTTCTGGCACACCGGCTACATCCGCCACGATCGCTCCCTCGACGAGCTAGAGCAGGACTATCTGCGGTATCAGCGGATCGCACAGGGGCATAGCCAGTGGATGGAGCACAATGCGATGATGATGCGCAGCGCGTGCATGGGCACCGCCGCCGTCAAGGGATGGGAATACGTCAAGTCGCATGCCTGGTGGCCGGAAGTCCTGGCCGTGGCGTTTAGCGGCGAGGACCCAAGCTAGGAGGGCTCATTCATGGCAGCAATCGCCTGTGTCCCGGCCGCCCCGACCGCCAAGGTGTCGGCCTGCCGGATCACGGTCACAGCAGCGGACGAGAACGACGTGTCGGCCTTCGACGTCGATGCCTACCCGACGTCTCCGGAGAACCGCTACTACCTTGCGTTCCTGCTCGGTGGCGTGGAGCGTGGTCGGAGCTACGTTTTCAGCACCGACAGCGACGGCAAGCATGAGTTCAACAGCTTCATCTTCGAGGAGGATGGCAGCTGGACGATCAAGCTCGCCAACGCCGCGACCGACGCGCAGGTCACCACCCAGGCGGTCACGGTCAGCTAGTTTCCGACGCCGAGATACGCTAACATCTGTTCGGGTTCCGTCGCTACTCTGCTGGTGGCGGGACCCGTAGCAGAGAGGCGTAGGTATGCGGGTTCTTATCACCGGAGCGTCCGGTTTCCTGGGCAGCTGGTTCCTCGACCACTTCATTCGCGAAGGCGGGCACGATCTGTGGTCGGTCGACATCGAGCCACACCCGACCGGCCTTCCGATCGACCAGGTCGACCTGGAAACGTTCCTCGCGGACTTCGATACGGAGGTCGATCTCGCGCTCCACTTCGCGGCTCCGGTCGGCGGCAGGATCGCCATCGAGCGGGACCCGATGTACAACGCAGATGCGTTCCGTCTGGACTCGGTCTTCTTCCGCTGGGCCGTGAAGCACGCCCAGCAGGCGGTCTACCCATCCAGCTCGGCGATCTACCCGACCGCGCTTCAGGGCTCCCAGGGGCACCGGCTCCTTCAAGAGGGCCACATCGACGTCCGGAACACCTCGTGGGGAGCGCCGGATGAGCTGTACGGGTTCTCGAAGCTGGCAGGCGAGATAATGGCCTGGAAGGCGTTCGAGAAGTATGGGCTGTCGACGCTCTGCATCCGTCCCTTCAGTGGCTACGGCCCGGGTCAGTCGTTCGACTACCCGATCCCGGCGATCGCTCGACGGGTGGCACAGCGCGAGGATCCGCTGATCATCTGGGGTGGCTACCAGAAGCGCGACTTCATCTACGTCGAGGACATCGTCATGGCGACCATCGCTCGCCTGACAGCGGGCGTGTCGGCCTTCGAGACGATGAACATCAGCTCGGGCCAGGGGACGGACTTCCTGACCATCGCCAAGGGACTGTCTAACCTGGAGGGGTACGAGCCGCAGATCACGTCGAACACCGAGATGCCGATCGGCGTGATGCACCGCCGTGGAGATAACGTCCGGATGACCCGGTACTACCAGCCGAAGGTCCCCCTCGCGGTCGGCCTCGGTTACGTGCTCGACAGTATCAAGGCAGCAGCGCATGTCGCCTGAGATCGTTCGCCTGGAGAAGGTTCCCGGCGCGCAGATGGAGTATTACACCGGCCACCACGAGGGCAGCGACGTCATCGGTACGATCGCCTTTCCCGTTCGCGATCACATGAATGCAGCCACGGTCACCTCGATCGTGATGTCCGACTTTCGTTGGCTGCCGAAGGGCAAGACTGTCGACCACCACATCATCCAGGGTTCGATCCTGACGGCCCAGCGGAACATGGCCATCCAGCGTATGCGCGGGGACTGGCTGCTGTACGTTGACGATGACATGGTCTGGCGGCCGGATGCGATCGGTCGGCTTGTTGAAGCTCGCGAGGCGGACGACCTCGACATCTTGAGCGGGCTCTGCTTCCGTCGCCACCACCCATACCAGCCGACGCTCTACATGCGTGAGGCACCGAACGAGGGGAGCTACTTCCCACTGGAAAAGTGGGGCGAGGACGAGATCGTCGAGGTCGACGCGACTGGGTGCGCCTTCATGCTCATCCACAAGCGCGTCTTCGAGATGATCGCTGGCGGTCCGATGCCGCCCTACGAGCATCGCATCCGCGAAGGTGGGCCGCCGCCGAACTACTTCCGTTGGGAAGGGCTGATGGGCGAGGACATCCGGTTCTGCCAGGAGGCCAAGGCAGCAGGCGCCCGGATCTGGGTCCACACCGGGATCCCGATCGGGCACATCGCGGAGGTCGAGATCAACCAGGAGGTGTTCCTGGAGCAGATCGCGAAGCGCCCGCAGCGCGCCTACGAGGAGCACAAGAAGATCAACGACGAGATGGGCTTCCAGACGATGACCTCGCAGGAAGCCAGGGAGCGTCTCGGATGGAAGTGAACATCGACAGGGGGACGGTTGCGACGATCCCCGAGCAGGACTTGACCAACGATGGCTGGGCGGATAACAACCCGGTCTACCTGTTGATCGTCGCCCGGGATGACGCAGGCGGGTTCCAGGAGATCGACCTCGGTGAGCGGGGCTGGCTAACGAAGTATGCCGATTGGATGCGACGCGTCAGCACCTGGCATCTCGTCGATAAGCTGACTGGACACATCAAGCTCATCATGCCGGTCCACTGGGACGAACAGCCCTACTACGTCGCTCGCCATGTTGGCATGGCCGGAGCGGGGGGTAGCCGGGAGATCACGGCCTATGGCATCGGGAAGAAGCGAAAGATCGAAGGCCACGCGGTGACCGAGCGGCTCTGGCTGATGCCTGACGGCACGGTCTGCGGTGGCGATGACGTGGACTTCCTGGGGATCGAGATCGTCAAGCGTGACGGACCCGGGGGCGTCACAACCTGATCTACGGAGGGTGACATGGCTACGGTCGAAGGCACGGAGGTCTTCATCCTGTTGGACGACGGGACGCTCCATAAGGGCATTCGCCTCACGGGGGAGGCCGAAGTGCGCACGTTCGAGAGCGACAACCTTGATGCGGCCGGGCCGCGCAGCTACTCTGACGAGGAGCCCGCGGGCGTGACGCGCAAGTGCGAGCGGTGCTTCTGGCACATCTCGCGGACGGGGGCGCAGTTCTGATGGCCGATCCGTATCCCGTCGTCTCGGAGTTCAAGCGCAACCCGCCGATCGTCGGTGGCCAGTATCTCGGCTGCGCGGTCTGCACGACGGCCGCCATCATCCAGCGCTACACAGGGAAGGTCATCCTCAACCTGTCCGCGCTCGGGAAGTCGATGCGGACTCGTCATCGTAACGCGACCCCTGGGACGAACTGTGGGTCCGTGGTCAACCGCGTCCCCCATGGCTGGGACAACTACTGCATGTCGCTGGAGCTGAAGGCGCGCGGCATCCCCGCGGTCTATGCGGCACTCGATTGGCCTGGCGTGCGAGCCAAGCTCGACAAGGGCTACCCCGTGGCGCTTGCCATCTGGTATGGCGACATCCCCAAGGTCAGCCGGACGAGTTACAGCCGGACCATCCCGGCCCGCGGACGCAGCGACACCTACGTTCAAGGGCACTCGGTTGTCGCCTGGGCCATCCGCAAGGCAGCCGATCCGGACATCTTCGTGGTTTCGGACCCGGACTTCGGCAGCGACAGCCGACCCCGCATCCCGCCGCATTCGCTGATCCGAGGCCCGGATCTGCGGGATGGTTTCGAGCGGCTCTCCTTCAAGAGCACCTACATCGCCAAGCGTCCGCCCGCTGCATAGGAGACATCATGGTTGACGAGACGATCATCCCGCCAGACGAAGAGATCGACGAGACCGACGACGATCCGGATGCCGAGCCGGACGCGACGGGCGGCATCGAGGACACGCCTGAGCCAGCAGACGAGGACCCCGTCGAGGAAGTCGGCGACGATTGACATTGCTTATGAGTGAGTTACCCTGCGGGGGACTAAGTTGATCCGGTAACCAATCGTCGCGCCTCCAATCCCATGGAGGATCACCAAGGGGATCCCACCCCGTGTCATTCATGCGTAGCCAGTCAGCCATAGCTCCCAAACGGGACCTCGCTTCGGCGAGGTCCCGTTTTGGTGTGTCTGAGACACGCTGATGGCGTTCCCGACGATCCCGACGGTTGCGGATGGTCGCGTCCTGTTCACGAACCAGGCGAACGCGACCTCGCCTCGGACGTTCCCGGACCTCTCGTCCCTGACGAAGAACAGCGGCGATCTGCTCGTCGCCATCATCGTCGGCTACCAGTCATCCCTGACGTCGGCCATCTTCTCGTCGTGGGGCGCGGGCTTCACTGAGCTAAAGGACATCGGCGTCGCCTCGCAGCACTGCGTCGGCATCGCCTACAAGTGGTCGGACGGGACCGAGACCGGCACGTTCACGGTCGCCCAGGCTGGCACGATCACCGGCCATGCGTCGATGGCGCTACTGTCCATCCCGGGCGTCCACCAGTCAGAGGTCCCCGCCGTCCTGGCGGCGCTGGCCACCGGGACCACTTCCGCTGCCGACCCGGCCTCCCTGTCGCCGTCCTGGGGCGCTGAGGACACCCTATGGGTCTCGATCATCGGCAGCGGCATGACGAGCGGCACCGGCTCGTGGACCGGCACGGTCAGCACCGCCCCGACCAACTTCACCGACCGCGTTGACTCCAACACGACGGACAACAGCACGGTCGGCCAGACGGAGATCGCGGTCGCGTTCCGGCAGCTCAACGCAGCGAGCGAGGACGTCGGCACAGGATCGTGCGACACGTCGAACGCCCGCAACTGCGCCATCGTCATCGCTATTCGGCCAGCGCCGCCCCCCGTCACAGGTTCCTTCACCGCCGACGCCGTCATCAAGCGCACTCGGTCGTCGTCGTTCACCACCGACGCTGTTGTTCGTCGAGCGCAGACCGGATCGTTCACTGCCAATGCTGTTGTTCGTCGAGCGCAGACCGGGTCCCTGGCCGCCAACGCCGTTCTGAGACGAGCCCAAGCGGGCTCATTCACGGCGGATGCGAATATCAGGCGAGCACAGACGGGTAACCTGACGGCTGATGCCGTCGTAAAGCGAACGATCGCTGGTTCGTTTACAGCTGACGCCAAGATCGCCTCCGCTGGGGGTGGTGTTGTCGCTTTCGAGTCTGCCTCGACGCCACAGGCGTTCACGGGCGTCATCACGTGGACGATGAACGCGCCGTCTGGTACCGCCAGCGGAGACCTACTGCTCTGGGTCGCGGCCCGCTCGAACACCCTGCGCACCGTCTCGACCTACCCGTCCGGCTGGACGCAGATCATCCAGCAGGACGAAACCACTGACGGCCAGCGCCTGTACGCGGCCTGGAAGCTGGCTGGCGGCTCCGAGCCCTCGACCTACGACTTCACGTTCGATAGTGCAAACGGCCAGGGCGTCGGCGTCATCCTGCGCTACTCAGGAGCCGACCAGACGACGCCCGTTGACACCGGCACTGGTGCGCCAGCTGGGCAAGCCAATACCGGGACGGGCAACAGCCACCCGACGCCCTCTATCACGCCGACCGTCAATGGGGCCATGCTCGTGGGGGCAATCTGCCGCGACCTGACCGCAGCGTTCGCCTTCCCCAGCTTCACTCCGCCCACCGACTGGACCGAGCGCGTCGATGACCGTGAGACCGTGGACCAGGAACGTCTCAGTGTCGCCGAGTTTCTCCAATCAACGGCTGCGAGCATCTCAGGCACCTTCACCACGACGGACGGGACGGACCGTCCATCGGCAACGGCGATCCTCGCCATCCGCCCCGGAGCTGGCGGATCAACAACAGTAGAAAGCTCCTTCTCGGCCAACGCGGTCCTGAAGCGAGCGCAGGCTGGAAGCTTTACGGCCAATGCCGTCGCTAGGCGGGCGTTCACGGGATCCTTCGCTGGGTCCGCGGTCGTCCGACGAGCCCAGACCGGATCACTGACGGCGAATGCGGTCGTAAGGCGTGCCCAGGCGGGCTCCCTCCTGGCGAACGCCGTCGTGAAGCGTGCCATGACCGGCAGCTTCACCGCGAACGCCACGATCAGCATCGCCCGGACCGGCAGCCTGTCGGCCAACGCGGTCTTGAAGCGTGCCCAGGCTGGGTCCTTCACCGCTGACGCAGTCATCAGGCGAGCACAGACAGGCGCCTTCACGGCAAACGCGGTAACGAAGCGAGCGCAGACGGGGTCGTTCTCGGCTGACGCAACGATTGCGGTCTCCAGGACGGGCTCGTTCACGGCGGACGCTGTCACTCGTCGCGGTCAGGTCGGTTCGTTCGTGGCTGACGCGGCTATCCGGCGAGCGCAGTCTGGTTCCCTCATCGCGGACGCCGTCTTGAGGCGAGCGCAGGCCAGCTCCTTCGCCGCCGATGCGGTCCTGCGTCGGTCTGTCTCGGGCAGCCTGACGGCCAACGCGGTGGTTCGTCGAGCGCGAGTCGGCTCCCTCATCGCTGACGCGGTTCTGAAGCGAGCGCAGACCGGGTCGTTCAGCGCGAACGCGGTGATCCGCACGCCCTTTGCGTTCACGATCAGCGCAGACGCGGTCCTCAAGCGTGCGCAGGCTGGCAGCCTGACGGCTGACGCGGTCACCCGCGTCGCTCGAACCGGCAGCCTGACCGCTGATGCCCGGGTCCGGGCCGCAAGGGCCGCCTCTCTCACCGCTGACGCGGTCCTGAAGCGTGCGCAGGTTGGTAGCCTGACCGCCGACGCAGTCCTTCGGCGTGCTCGGTCAGGCAGCCTGACCGCTGACGCAGTCGTACGCCGAGAGGCGACCGGTTCGATCTCCGCTGACGCAGTCTTGTACCGAGCGCAGACGGGCTCGTTCACGGCGAACGCCTTCATCCAGGGGACGAACGTCTACGCGCTCACTTTCGATGCGGTCATCCGGCGTGCGCAGGTCGGGAGCTTCTCCGCCGATGCGATGGTGCGCATCGCTCGGGTTGGGTCGCTGACCGCGGATGCGGTCGTCAGGCGCTTCCAGGCGTTCGGGCTGGCGGCCGACGCGGTCATCAAGGCGCCGATCACGGGCAGCCTTACCGCCAACGCGGTGATCCGTCGCGGTCGCTCAGGGAGCCTGACCGCCGATGCGGTCGTACGCCGCACGATCGCGGGCTCGTTCGCCGCCGATGCTGTCCTGAAGCGTGGCCAGGTCGGGACCTTCACCTTCGACGCGGTCGTTCGCCGAGCGAGGGCGTCCACCTTCGCCTCGGATGCGGTCATCCACAAGGCCCAGACGGCGAGCATCTCTGCGGATGCTGTCGTTCGGAGGGCCAGGACCGGCTCCCTGACAGCCGACGCGCTCGTTCGGAAGCCATGGGTGGCCTCCCTCGCAGCTGACGCTGTTCTGAAGCGCGCTCAGGTCGGCAGCCTCACCGCCGACGCGATCATCCGGAGGGCTCAATCAGGGTCGCTGGTCGCTGACGCTGTTGTTCATCGGACCCAGGTCGGCAGCTTCACCGCGGATGCGTTCATCCGTGGCGAAGGCGTTTTCGCTTTCTCGGCTGATGCGGCCATCAGGCGAGCCCAGGTTGGATCATTCACCGCTGACGCCCTGATCTCTGTCGCCAGGACGGGGAGCCTCACCGCCGACGCGGTCGTTCGTGCCCAGAGATCTGGATCGCTGACGGCTGACGCCGCCCTCAAACGCGCGCAGGTCGGAAGCTTCGCCGCCAGCGCCGTTATCCGACGCGCGCAAGCATTCTCGTTTACGGCAGATGCGACGGTCCGGAGGTCAGTAACCGGATCGCTCACGACCAATGCTGTCGTTCGCTCAGCTCGATCTGGTTCGTTCGCTGCTGATGCCGTCGTTCGGGTCGTTCGGTCTGGATCACTCACAGCCGACGCGCTGATCCGCGTTCCGTTCACGCCACAGGCAGGCTCGTTCTCCGCGGATGCGGTCATCCGAGCTACACAAGCTGGGTCATTGTCGGCCGCTGCGGTCGTCCGGGCTCCGGCCACTGGTTCATTCACCGCTGACGCGCTGATTGTCATCGGCCGCTCTGGATCATTCACGACGGACGCTGTTCTTCGGGGTACTCGCACAAGGACGTTCACTGCCGACGCCGCGATCCGAGGACTGAACCAGTATTCGTTCACCGCTGACGCGGTCATCACGATCGGGATCCACCCGGACATCTCGGCAGAGGTCTCGGCTGACACGATCCGCGCGATGGTCTCGGCAGATGCGATCAGCTCCACGATCACGACGCAGCCGATCATCGCGGTCATCGAAAGGAACGACTGATGGGTCTCTTCGTCCCGCACTCCAGGGCTCTCAAGGGAGAGACCAACCTATCGAGTGCCTCGCGCCCGACGACGACCTGGGGCACGACGGTCACTGCGTCAGGTACGCCGCACGCCCTGACGGGAACACCAACGCAGATCATCGCCGCCACTGCTCGTGAGTACGACTGGATCCAGATCACGGTCCACGGTACAGCTACCGCGGCGACGGTAACTGATGGCCTTTTGAACCTCTACCTCGGAGCTTCCGGAGGCACGCTCTGGATCGACTCGTTGATGGTTGGGTGGGCTGGCGGTCCTACCGCGGGCCTGCCTCCTCGGTCGTATCTCTTCCCGATCCGAGTCCCGCGAGGGGTCCGGATCAGTGCTGAGTATCGAGCCTTGATCGCTTCGGACCAGGTTTTTGTGATCTTGGAGCTGGGCTCGTTCAACGGGGGACAGTGGGTTGGCTCCGGGGTCGAAACGCTCGGCGAGAACACGGCCGCGTCCCGCGGAACGAGCATCGCGACCGGGGGTACGTCGGAGGGTGCCTGGACGTCGATCGGTACGACCGGGCGTCGCTACCGGTACGTCATGCCTTCGATCATGTCCAACAACGACACGACGATCGTCGCTGAATGGGATCGGGTCGACATCGGGGTCGGCTCCGCGCTCTATCAGGGTCTGGAGAACTTCATCCTCGTCAACAACGCGACGACCGAGTCGAACTGGGAGTCGGAGACCACCCACCCGAGGGAGTGCGACATCCCATCGGGGACAGCACTTCAGATGCGCGCTCGGTCCCACACCACCCCATCCGGCGTCCAGTACGCCTGCATCTACGGAGTGTATTGAGCCATGGCCATCAGCGAACCGTTTCAGAACAGCGCGAGCATCAGCAACACGGAGTTCTTCCTCGCGGCGAACTCCACAACGCAGGGAGCAGGGCAGTCAGATGATGGGGTCTACCAGCTTGTCCTCGATCTGGTCAACATGGTGGACGGGGACGAGTTCCGGGTCCGTGTCTACGACGCTATCAGCTCGGGCGGTACGGTCAGGATCGGGATGGAGTGGACGCTGGCTCACGCTCAGTCCGAGCCATTGTGGTTCACGCCCAGCCTGATCCTCCTCCACAAGTGGGATTTCAGCCTCTTCAGGCTGGCTGGTTCTGACCGCACGATCCTGTGGTCGATCAGGAAGGTCGCGTAGGCCATGTCCTGGTGGTGGCAACCCGCTGGGGCGGCGGCTGCCGCGGGAGGCGTCGAGGGTTCGCTGACTGCCGACGCGGTGCTTCGACGCGCCCAGGCGAGTTCGTTCACGGCCGACGCTACGATCAGGGCATCTCTTTCTGCTTCGTTCACCACGGATGCGCGCATCGCCAGACCGCCCGTGGTGGAGTCTGTGGACGCGGGTGTCCAGGGGACGAACTCTAGTCAATGGACGCTCGCATACCCGGCCGGAGTGTCGATCAACGATCGCCTTCTTGCCTTCATCGCCACAGACGGGACGCCTGATCTCTCTGGTTGGCCGGATGGTTGGTCGGAACTCAAGACCATCGATACGTTCGGGAGCACTTCGCGCCTGCATATCTGGCGCTATGGGCCAGCCGATGGGACAGAAACGGGAACGTTCACCGTCGATCTGTCTGCGAGCGAGCAGGGTGTATGGCGAACGATCCGCGTCAGCGGACAGGACATCGGAACATCGACCGAGGTGTCCGTAGGGGCGACCGGCTCCGACGCCGCTCCTGATGCGGATGCCCTGACTCCCTCCTGGGGTGAAAAGGACACGCTCTGGTGGACCGTCTACGCAGCGGACGACGGACGCGTAGACGCCACGGCCTACCCGGACGGCTACGCCTTCGGGTTCAATGACGCCTCTGGCGGCGCAGCGGGGGCATCTCTTGGGTCCGCTCGCCGCTCCACGATCGCCGCGACCGAAGACCCTGGGCCGTTCGCTACGGATCTCGCCAGCGACTGGGTCGCGGTCACCGTGGCGATGCCGCCGATCTTGTCGGCAACGAGCGGTAGCTTCACAGCTAGAGCGGTCATCAGAAGGACGCGCTCAGCTTCACTGACTGCCGACGCTGTCGTTCGCAGGGCGGTCTCAGGGTCGGTTCTAGCCGACGCGGTCCTACGCAGGGCGGAGACGGGCCTTCTCACGGCCGACGCAGTAGTCAAGCGTGCCCAGTCGAGTTTTCTCGTCGCGGACGCTGTCCTACGCAGGGCATTTGACGGAAGCCTTACGACTGATGCAGCGCTTCGACGGTTCCAGACAGGGGCGGTTGATGCGAGCGCGGTACTTCGGCGAGGGCAAGCCGCGTCGCTTGTCGCGGATGCTCTAGTACGCCGATCGGTCATTGGATCTGTCTCTGCGGATGCTGCGCTGAGGCGTGCGCAGTCGGGTTCGTTCGTCGCAGATGCGTTCATCGCAGGTGGTGGGTCTGGTGCGTTCACGGCTGACGCTATTGTCAGACGCTCACAGTCTGCTACTCTGACAGCAGACGCCGCTTTGCGCGCGTCCTTTACAGCATCGGTCGCGGCAGATGCCGTCGTCCGGAAGACCGTCCAGGCGGACATCACCGCTGACGCAGTGGTCCGCCTAGCCCGAACGGCCGGGTTCGTGGTGGATGCGGTCTTGCTGTCCCCTCGAACCCAGACGTTGACGGCAGAGGCGGTCGTCAGGCGAACGCAGTTCGGCTCATTCACAGCGGACGCGAAGATCGGTACGCTGCCCCCGGTGCCCGTCGAGGGTTCCTTCACGGCTGACGCGATGATCTCGCTCGGCGTTCATCCCAGGATGAGGGCGGAGGTTTCAGCGGCTGCCATCTCGGCCACTGTCGGAAAGGGAATGCCATGAGCGAAGTCACCTTCGTCCAGGGCGATACCGGCCCGCCGATCAAGGCGACGCTGAAACAGAAGAGCGAGACGGGCGTGTTGACCGCGGTCAACCTGACGGCGATCGGCGTCAATACGGTGAAGTTCCAGATGCGCCGCCCGGATGACAAGCGCTACACCGTCAACGCGGCGGCGACCATCGTCGAAGCTACGACCGGCAAGGTCAAGTACGAGTGGGCGCCGAACGATCTTGATGTCCCGGGCGAGTACATCGGTCAGTGGGAGATGACGTATCTCGACGGCAAGGTCCAGACGACCGAACCGCCGAACACGATCACCGTTCGTAAGCAGTAGGGCTCACCCTTTCACGAACGGAGACCTCCAGCGGCCCTTGGCTCGCATATCAGCCATGTTCTCTCGGTGCGTTCCAAGCCAGAGATGGTCTGGCCTGACGCATAGACCAACATCGCATCGATGCAGGACATGCATTCCAGCTGGGATCACTCCGTTGTGGAGTTCCCACGAGACTTGATGCGCTGCGCGGATCTTTCCGCCAACTCGAATGTGGCCATATCTAGCGTGGGCGCCAACCCAAAGCCAGCATCTTCCGAATGGTGATTGGGGGCCATCGCGATCGACCTTTTCCCAGAAGCGCACTTCGAGGGGCCTTGATTGGGCTACCCTCGGTCGGGCCAACAGAGGATCGCCATAACGACGGAGTCGGTGGTAGTGCATAGAACACCAGCCCCTAGCCAGGACGGGTTTGTCGCAGTCCCTGATCGCGCAGAGAAGACTCACGCAAAAGAGTATATCAAGTGAGTCGCATATTGTGGCTAGGTGACGCGGGGTGCCACACCGGGTTCGCGAGAGTAACCCATGCGATCGGTGAGCGGCTCGTCCGTGACTATGGTCACGACATCCATGTCCTCGCCACCAACTACACGGGCGGCGATCCCTGGGAGACGAACCTCAAGCTTTACGTCCCAACGACGAAGGTGCCCACGGACATCTACGGCAAGAGCCGGTTCACCGAGGTGATGGCAAAGGTCGAGCCAGACGCGGTCGTCATGCTCAACGACCCGAACATCATCCTAGAGCTGCTGCTCTTCAACAAGTACGACCCGCAGCACCTTTTCATGGCCTACCGGCCGATCCTCTCGTACATTCCCATCGACGGGCACAACCATCCCCCTGCATGGGGCGAGTGGTTGCATAAGCTGACTAGGGTTGTGGCCATGAGCGCCCACGGACAGCGAGAGCTGGGCGAAAACACCGAGCTGGTCTACCACGGGGTCGACCACGATCGGTTCTTCCCAGTCAGCATGGACCGTCCGCTGACCCTCTCGAACGGCAAGGTCATTCGATCGAAGACCGAGGCCAAGGCGGCGTTCGGCTGGGACAGTCACGACTTCATCGTCTTGCGTGTCGACAAGAACTCCGGTCGCAAGGACTTCCCGTCGACTTGGAAGGCGCTGGTTCCGTTCATGCACCGCCACCAGAACGTCAAGGTCCATCTGCACTGCCAGGGCGAAAACCTGAGTCACGGGCTCGATGTCCAGGCAATGCTGAGCCGTGATCCGGAAACGCACATGCGGTTCCACATGCCGAAGGATCTCGACACGTGGATGGGCTGGCCCGAGGAAGACCTCGTCGGCCTGTACAACGCAGCCGATGTCTTCATCACCACGTCGCGTGGCGAAGGGTTCGGCCTAACGATCGCCGAGGCGCTCGCCTGTGCTGTTCCCGTTCTCGCGCAGAACGTATCAGCCATCCCCGAGGTCGTTGGCCCCGGAGGCATTCTCATCGAGCCCCAACGTGAGATCACGGCTCCGTCTGGGAAAGATCAATGGTTGGCGGATGTCCCGGCATTCACCGAAGCCCTGGAGAAGATCTACCTCTCCAAGGGACTACGGCGAGACCTGGGCCAGGCCGGTCGAGAGCACGTCGTCCAGTCCTTCAACTGGGACACGGCGGCTGCCAGCTTCCACAAGTACATCGGAGAGCTGCTTCAGCCCCCTCCGGTTACTGAGTCAGGAGAGGCATAGGACATGGACGAGATCCTCGAAGGCGTCATCACCCCGGCTACGGAGTTCCGGATCTTCTCCGGATTGCTCAAGGCGAGCAAGGGTCCAGACGGCATCATGCGTCTCCATGGAGTGGCAAGCTCCACGA